TATGCCTGTATGGGATATCAAATCACCCTGTTTAAATTTTGTTGCCGACGGAGGTGTTTCGTCATGCGTAAAACTAAAACATACATAACCTATTCCGTTTGGTGTTGCAACCTCATTATCTGATTGATAACCTCTAGTATTTCCGACGCTATCTTGATATATTAAGTGACAATCACACGGAGCATATAATGGATAACGAGCGCTGTTGCCTATAATATCCATAGGATGTCCGCAACAATGTGAAAATGAATCCGAACCAGATAACTGGGTGATATTCATTATATCACACGGAAATAAACAAACTTGATATTTCCCATCATCAGTATTCATCTTTTGTCCTGCTTTCATTGTAACACGTTAACCCTTTCTATTCCATCTATTTTTAGTTTTTTAAGTTCACTTAATTTTTCTATTATACAAACTTTGTAAGATAATACCATTCCATAAGTAACTGAATCAGAACATTTGTCAAGAGAACGTAACGAACGATTTACCAAATAAAGCTCCTTTCTTGCAAATTTTAAAGCGTCATCTATTTTCATATCGTATGGCATTGTTTTAGGTTTATATATCTCCATTGTTATTCCTCCTTACCATGCACAAATAAATAAATCACAGCAAAACTTATAAATTTCACTATAAATTCCGTTTAGTTCATCTCTAAAACGTTTATAATAATCAAAATCAATCATCATTTTTTCATCAGTTTTATTTCTATTAAAATTTCTACTACCAATATCATTGCCCGTAGTATTATTATTTCCGCTTGAAACAGTGTTATTTGTAGAATTTATACTAACGTTATTGTCCTGTGTATCTGTCATATAAGCATTAGTATTAGTGACGGCGCTTAACGGAAAATCTCTATTTATATTATCTGTTTGCTGTTCGCTTGCTCCTGTTACATCAGTTTTATCATTGTACGAACTATTTGAACTACTTTCATTAGTAGTATCTTCGTCAAACGTTTCACGTGAAACATACTTTTCTGTTCCGCTTATATCTTCCGTAGTAATCTTATCAAAAAATTGATTATACAACGGGAATAACTGATACATTCTATCTGCTAACATTGTCTGCCACGATAAATACGTATGCGATTCTGCTGTATCAGAAATACGATAGTTAAAGAAATGTAAAATAAAATTAACTTCAAAATCTTCTTTAAATTTGGTATCTATCGGATAATCGAAACCAAAAATCCTAGAACGTTGATTCCTTATTAAATCCATAAAATTTGTATTAAAGTAATCAGTATTTTTATAGCCACTTCTTATGATATCACTTACTAACAAAGTCATACACCTCTTTTTCTTCATATCTGTCTGGCACTTCTTCGCCACGAACACGAATAAACGGACTGTAAGAAACGTCTAATTCCGAACATTTTTCCGGAAACCTTTCACGCGCCCAATCTCTGAATGCAATCCTTTGTTGATACATTCCACTAATATTTATGTTCCCAGCTTCTGAAAAGCTTAAACCCTCAAACTCTGTAAGGCGTTCAGACTTGTCATTCATAATAGTGTGTAACCCTACTCTTGTATCCCATTCCTGCAAATACATTTTGCGCATATTCATAAGTACGTCTAAACCTTTTCCAACATCACCACTAATTACTGGTACCCCGTTTATTCCGTTTAGGTCTTTGTCAACTATATACCATGTTTTTGGGTCGTTTTCGTTCATAATGTTATCCACTGTACTTTTCAATGCTTGAGTACCGCTAAATAATGTTGGTCTTCTCATCTGCCTGTGGATATAATCAATAGTTCTTTCGATTTTAGCCAACCTTTCAGCAATAGTTGTTGCTACATTAAACACTGGCAGTCCTGTATTGCTATTCCAACAATAAATAAACTCATCATCATACAATAACTTACCAGTTAAGCCTTTATCGGTTGCGATATTAACTGTTCGTACTGTCACTGGCTTAAAGTAATCATCCCACGTTACCATTACATAACGAGACGCTTTTAATATCCCGTCATCATCATATAATACAAAACTTCCGTTTGCCATAAGCATATATTCTAAAATAAAAGAGGTAATTCCATCTGGCAATCCTTTCCAAACAAACAACGACATTAAATCTTCAATAAATTTATCAATATAATATGCCCATATTCTATCATTGTCCAAGTCAATTTGTATCTTACTCGCTTGCTTGTCGCTTAAATAAAAAGTAGTACACTTCGATATATTACTTCGTGTCGTTAATTCGTCAAGTGTTTTCATTGCTTATCACCTCATTTTCCATATAGTTTGTTTTTACTTTTTGCAAATCGGTATGCATTAGGGTTACACCTGCACTTACTCTATCAATGATTTTGTTAAGATATTTTGATGGTATATTCCCCGTTATGTTTGGGTCAATAGCCTTAACAAAATTAAATAACGAATGAGTAGTTAAGTTTGGAACTTTGTACCTCATAACTCTGTACCCATAACGGGTTAAATAATCATCAAATAT